TTTTGGCTGTTTTCAGGTCGTAGCCAGTACGAGCTTCTAAGCCACAACGCTCAAAAGCTTCTTCTACATATTCAGCTACATCTAATTCAAAGTCTGTTGATCCTGATATAGCCATTTTTAGTCCTCGTTATAAAGATTATCAAAAATACGATTGACATCTAGTGTATAGTCTAAATCACTTTTTGAATAGTGTATATGTTGTGAAGGTTTAAAATCAGGCGCACCCTCTCCCGCAGCAAACCATGCAGGGTGCGTTACTCTTACTCTGTTATTTGGCAAAGCCACGATATTACCTGTCCACTCTCCCGCGTCCAGTAGTTGTAAAATGTGACTTTGTTTGTGTTGTGCAGGATCGTCTGCTATCTCGCTCTCTGCGTAATCAACTGTAAAAAGATACTTTGCAGGATGCATTTGACCATCTACCTTTGCCAACCAAGGGCACGGGGTAGCACGATCTATTACATACACTGCATGATTATAAGAAGCACAATCCCAAGGCTGTGCATCATAAGTTTCCATTGGTTCAGGCCATTCATCTAAGGGAATGTCGGCAACTAACGCGGTTATGGGCATTCTAGCCCACATTGCTCCACCGTGTACTGTGTCCTCTTCTTCACCTTCAGCTTCACTACCAGTGAAGATAACCTGAAAGCTAAGACACCTGTTTGGCATTGATGTAACGCCAACAACCATAGCATGTAAAAATTCGCCGTGATAATCCTCATGGTTATGAGTGTATTCACGGCGAACCCATGCCTTAAAATAGGGTATATTGCTATGTAAATATGGCATTACGCTTTAGTTACTTTATAACCCATTTTCTTAGCAGCAGAACGAAGTTCAGCTACTGTCATTTTCTTTGCACCGCCTGCTCTACCACCTTTTTTCATCATCATAGGCTTCTTACCACCTGCGGCTCCACCCTTGTTCATTCTTTTTACCTTACCACCGCTACGGTAGCCTTTCTTTTTCATCGCCATAAGTTATCTCCTTTCACGATTGTCTAACCGCACCTTTTGTGCGCTTACGTCGATTCTTCATAATTGCACCGCATCCTCTTGCTACGGCTGTGCCTTTTTTGGCCTTCCCTTTGAACGGCCTTTTGGCTTTTGTTTGTTTGATTTCACCGCCTTTTTTTGCAAATTTGACTTCTGCGGCTTTGGTGTTTTTAACGACTGTTTTGCCTTTTTTACCTGCACTTTTCTTTTTTCGGGCAGTGGATGCTCTTTCTTCCTTTGAAAGACTATTTGCTTTATTCTTTGGAAGACACCTATCAGGGTTCTTTTTATCTTTTGAAGTGCCACACGGACCTTTGATACTACCATCGGTTCCTATCCTCACCCATTGCTGATCTCTCCATTTTTTAAGAGCACCCATTACTTTTTCTTCTTTCCTTTAGAACCTTTAGCGTAGTTGGGGTCTTTGCAGTATTTAGATGCCGCCATGTTTGCATACGCTGAAGGATAGGTATCAAAAGTACGTTTTGCCCATGCCTTACCCTCTGGACAAATTTTACTACCTTTTGATTTAGCAGAAGCTTTTCCGCCTTTTCTGTAATAAGTTAAGCCTTTTGGCGTTTTATTCTTTGAAGGTGGCTTGGATACTTGTTCGATCATTTGCGCCCTCGACATTGCCATAATTTCTCTCCATATGTTCTTTAATAAAGCTAATTTGAGAGGCCATAACCTCTGTTCTTTTGTCTACTGCAATAAGAGTTTTTGTAACCCAATCAGCCCAACTATAACCAACACCACCAACACCTATGATAAAGGCTGTTGAAAGAGCTATCGTGACTTGTTTGTTCAACACTTCCACCTTTTTCTTGCCTGACGTAAGCGACTATTGGGATCTTTAGCTGCTTTTGGAAATTTCTTCATTTGACCTGCGGAACGAGCGCAAAATGACTTACGCCTTTTTGCAGCTTTACTTCCTGGCTTTACTTTGCCAGTTACCGCTGTTTTTAACTTTGATCCTGGGTTTTTTCGCCTGTAAGCAGCGACACCTGCTTTGGTCATTCCCGCCCCAGATTTAGTGGAGCGGAAATTCTTTTTGTTTCTTGCAGGCATTTTGTCTCTTTTACGAGCCATGTTGCACCTTTAAGACAGGAAGAGCGTCAGTTGATTGCTACTTCCTGTAAACGCACTAACAAACGCACCACTTGTGGCAAGTATTCCATCATCGGGAATGTTTATTTGATGATAACCTGTCGGAAATGTTTGTGTAAGTAACGTAGAACCTGAACCGCTTCCATCTTTAATTGTAAACGCTCCTGCCGCGCTTGCAAATATTACAATTTGACGAATGCGTGAACGTGCGGGGCCAACAACAGCCGCAGCACTTCCTTGTGCATGATTAAATGCTTGTACTGGACCTGCCATATTAGCCTCCTATTACGCTAGGTTATTGTTTTGCTGATACAAAATTGTAAAACGAACTAAACCCGCATTTGTTGCAGCAGAAGCAGTAACAGTCAAACGAATATCCGCTGTTCCTGTGTCTTGCCAAGCTAATGCAGCGCCTGCTTCTGTAGTTGGATATTTACGACCCGCAGTTGTTCCACTTGCAAACGTGTTTAAAATAGTAGCAGCGCCACCTACAGTATCACCGATGCTCAAATTTGTTGTTGCGTTGGCAGCAGTAATAACATCAATAACACAGTCAATTATCTGAGAGTTTGCAGGAATAACAACGTTTGTAACAGACGCGGCTAATGCACCGCCAGATAAATCTGCTGAAAATGTTTGTGCCATAACAACTTGACCGACATTTGCAATGTCAGAACCAAGAGTTGTTCCTGTTGTATTTTTGATTGTTCCTGCCTTTATAGGGCCAGAAAAAGTAGTAATACCCATGTCAATCTCCTGTCTTGGGTTGTGTCAGCAGCCCAATGCCGCTGTCAGGGATAATCACACAATACCACATATTTAACAAAAAGAAAGAGGCGACTCGCGCCGCCTCTAAGTTTAAGGAGCAAAACATGAAAAAATGCTTATACTCTATCTTAACACAAATTATGCTCCAGGGGAACCAAATACGCAACGTGGGTCGCTAAAGCCAAAGCTATAACGCTCACGAGCCTTGAATCTCATGTTTCCTGTATCAAAATCTGCTTCCATATTCGTTCTCATTGGCGAACGCTCAAAGTGCTTAAAGCCATTTGGAGCGTCTGTTTTAAGGAAGAACGCATCTGGGTCTGTCAAGAAATGGTTAACAGTGTAACCTTCTGGTAACATACCCATGTTACGGATTGCATTAACATCATTATCAGCAGTGCCGACACGAAGAGTTGACTCCAACAAACGATCTGCAACGAATTGCAGTTGTGGTGGAATAATCATCTTAGTGCCACGCAAAGCAATAATCATGTTGCGTTCATCAACGAACGTTGAGATGTCAATAAGAGCATTCTCAAGTGAAGTTTCGTTGAGGTCAGCAGCAGTTGCAGGCTCATTACGAAATGTGCCTCCGCCTGATAGTGGATGAACTGCTGAACAAAGTTCAACACCGTCACCACCAGTGAAGTTTGCATCAAACGCATTATTAAGCGTTGCAGCAGCTTTCACTTGCTTTGTGTGTGCCATTGAACGGGCTAATGCCTTTGTATAACGAGCACCAAGGCGGTCATACAAATTGTCTTCAACAGCTTCTTCAGTTAGTGCAAATGCGAGTGCAACTGTTTCGTGTGAATAACGAGCAGTATACGCTTCATTTGCGTTGTCAAATTCAACTCCTGAGCCTTCACTTTTAGTTGGAGCATTACCAAAACCAACAAGCATAACTTCTTCTTCAAAAGCACGATCTGATGCCTCTGTGTCATAAATTTCTGCATGTTCGCCTTCATAACGGTCATATTCCATACCAAACAAAGCGTTAAGTCCAGGTTCTAGCTCTTTGACGAGCTGTGATCTTGAAATAGCCATAACTCAATCTCCTTATGCTAGACCTACAGTGCCTGCACTGAATAGGTGGTTGTTGATTTTTACGATCACATTTGTGTTCGCGGTGGTTGTGTCGCTATTCTCAGGGTCTTGAGAAATATCCATAGCTTTTAAGGCTAATGCGGCTGTGGTATTGCCTGTTGACACAGCAATTTCCATATTAGAATTGCCACTTACTGTACTTCCAACAGGGTTATTATCCACAATATCGAAATTTCCAAACAAGTCCGTTACAGGAAATGCAGCGTTTGCTTGAATCTCGAAAAATGCACTTGGATCGTCAATGACATTACAAAAAATGTCAGTGCCAGTTGCGTTTGCAGGCCAATGATTAGAAAATATTATATTTCCGTTAGGATCTACATATTGACAACCATTAAATACGCCCAGACATAAAGCATTATCTCCTGCTGCAACACGAACAACTGTTCCAGAAGTTGCAACCGTTACTAGGTCGCCTTGGAAGATGTTGGTGTTGTATCCAGAAGCAATACGGTAGCGGTTCTGCCGTTGAGAACTTGTGCTACTTTTTACTGGACGAAGGCCAAAGGGAGCGTCTTGATTCGCCATCTTATCTATCCTTCAGATTTATTGCGTGAACCGAAGCTCACACTAGATTTACGGTTAGGTGCCAATTTTGGCATCGCGGGGTTATTTTCACGCATCCAATCACGATCAACAGCTTCCATCTGATTTTGTGTACTCTTCTGGTAATGCTGATTGCGTTGCTTTGCCAGTTCAGTAGGTATACGAGCAAGAACTAAACCGCCAACACCTATGATGCCTGCGTTTCTTCCTTCATCTACAACTGGACCTGAATACTCTGGATATTCTTCTGCGCGAACGAGTTCATATCCTTCTTGCCGCCTTTTATGGACATTAGTTTTGTCATCAAACTCCATCACGGATTCTCGAATCCAACGATGCTTATACCCTAAAGGTGGTTCTGGAGCTTCTAAGGCTGTTCCTGGCCTCCAAACTTTACGTTCTTGGCTTTGCCGAGTGTCTACTTCTCGTGGGGTACGATCCGCCATTAGTCTCTCCGATTCGCTAATTTTTGCACTTCTTGTGCGTATTTTTCCAAGGGTATACCTAATTTACTAGCCAATGCGACTTGACCAGGGTTTAGATCCACTTGCTTTTTCCGTCCATTTACCAGTGAACGAGTACCGTTCCCCGAAGGAGTGACAGATTGGACGTTTTTCTTGCCACTTGCAAACTTATTAGGCATTTCAGAACGCATGCGCCGATCAATTTCTGAATAATATTCATCGGTTGTAGGGGCATATCCCTCTTCCGCAACTAACGTTTCGTGAATTGCTCTTGCAGCACCTGTCATAACCTTATCCTGACCAAACCACTTATTTTTTTCTAACCATGACTCTAGCTTTGGGTCACGCTGTGGTTGAGGGGCTTGTTGACGGGGTTGCTGTTGCACCTGTTCTTGTTGAGCAGCATACTCTTGAGCTTGCTGTTCAGAACGTTGTTTCTGTAAACGAAGACGCTCTTTTTCAATAGCAATTTGTGATATTGCCGATTGAGCATCTGCTAATTTTTCATAATCGCCTGCTTCATGTGCTTCTGCTAATGCACGTTTTGCTTGGGCTTCTTGTGTTGTAACTCTTCCTTCGTACTCAGACATATATCCCTTGTCTAAGGTTGAAAGACGTTTTTTATACTCATCATTTTGAGCTTTGACTTGTTGCGCATATTCTACTGCGGCGGCTGCTTCTTCTTCAGCCTTTTTTCTTAATGCAGTTAAATGTTTAATTCTACGCTGTGGGTCTTTTTTCTTTTTATTTGGAGATTCATAATCTCTAAGCTCTTGCTCATCATCAGAATCTTCATCAGAGGATGCCTGCTGTTCTTCAGAAGACTCTTCAATAACCTCTGAATCATCCTCTATTTCTACGGATGTTACTTCTTCAACTTCTTGTTCTTGTGCTTCTGCTTGCATAGCAAAAATGCTCCTCTGTTATCTTATACATACGAAATGTCTTTGGGGTCAAGTATTGTGGCTATAATATTATCGTCATTTATAATACGAACCTCAAGTCCTTCCACTTTAAACCTATTTCCCGCATATCTTCCTATAAGAACCCAATCTTTTTCAGAACACCACGAACCAGTTGGGAATTTCTGGGAGTCTTGGTATGCATCTGGACCTAGTTTTACGACATAAGCTGCTACTGTTGCAAAGGCTTCTCTATCTCTAACTGCATCAGGAACATAAACACCGCCTTTGGTTTTCTCACTTGGATAATAAGGAATTATTAAAATTCTATATCCAGTTGGCTGTGGAAGTCTCTCTAATACTGAAGTTTCCATTTCAGAAGGGTCATTTTCGTTCTTGCTTTTTTCTTTATCTTTTCCAAAAGCAGTCTTTATAGGCGTAGAAATATTTTCCATGTCTTTTGGTTTTCTTGCCATACTTTCAGGCACATACAGTTTTTTATTCATCTGAGTACTCAATATTTTTCATTGCTGTTTTGATTTCTTCTTCCATGAACGTCAAACCTTTAACCTGTCCAACCGCATACTTGTAATCATCGAATGAACCAATGTTACCTGTGCCTAAAGACACCTGTATGTCATCACGGCGTTGACGTAACTTTTTATAGAGGTATTCGGCTAGGTTTAGTGCGTCCATGTGATCTCCATACTAGGACATTATACAATCCATCGGAGAATACAAGTATTTATCCCAGAGTTTTATAAAACACCTCTAAATTTCTGGGGTCTAGCTATTTTGCTAAATCGGCTAACGGATTCTTTGTTAGCTTTTTTTTGCGGTTTTCTTTTTGGAAGCTGTTTTCTTTTTGGGTTTTTCAACCCAAGCTTCATTGATTTCAGTTTTTGGGTCATCTGCTATATAGTGTCCTTTATCGCTACGAGCACGAACCATTTCTGT